TACGTCGATCATCTTGTAGTCCTCATCCTCGTGTACAGCGATGTCTGAGACTGTAACAGTTTGCGGACCCTCATAGTCCCAAATGCTGTCGCCTGCTAGTGTAACGGTGAACGGAAATTTAATGTTTTGCATAGTTTGCCCTCCTCATTTCCAACTTATGCTTCTTTAGGCTATTTTTTCACCCAAATCTACACGCCAAGTAAAGCAACATTCCATCATCCGAACAGTATTTTCCCAGGTATCGGAAATTGAGAAACCAGCATACCGTTGGGATCACGAGCAACAAAGTTTTCACCAATCTTAGTGATCGTCACATCACCGCTTGAGCAGTTGACCGACTCCCACGTTTCCGTTGAACGCCAATCCGACTTCTTCCATTCGCTTATCATCATCATCATGTTTCTCCTTATCAACTAAGACCTAGTATAAGGGTTTCCAATAATAAGTAAACCCTAAAAAAAGGTAATAAAATCAATAGCTTAGGAGTAAGTGATTGATATTTAAAGAGAATTTTGTTCGGGGGTAAATCCGGGAACGTCTCCAATGGACTGAATACCCGTAGTGATGACGCAGGAGATTCCTGTAACTGAAGATATCACCAGAGTAAATGTCTCTTTCTCAGGATTTCGATAGAGCATCGCGAGACGTGACCCATCAGCTTCAACCAATCCGATAATCACGATCTCAGTTTCGCCGTGATTTTCTTCTAGAAAAGTTTTTAGTATAGGAGTAGGACCACAAAGCACAGGAATCTGACTGTTTTGGAATCCCTGGTTTTGAGAATATACGTTAGTGATAAACGCGAAAGTTATTGCTAATGCAACTAGAAAGATTCTCATTTTGTCCTATCTAAGAAAAACGGATCTGTCTTATATTTATAAGGATCAGACACGAAAATCTGAGGATCTGAGTTTTCAACGCCAATCATAATAATGTTGCTCTCTACGGTTTGCCCATACATCTCTTCAATCATAAAAGAATATGCAGCAGCCTGTAGAAAATAATCAGTAATCCATCCACGTTCTTTTGGTTTCGTGGAAGACTTAAAGTCGATAACGGTAAGGCGATTCATTACCTGAGCAATACAATCAACAGTTCCTGCTAATCGATACTGATCGCTATAAAGCGATTGTTCTAGAGCAAACACCTTTTGTATAGAGGCATCAATCATTTCTTTCATTGAAAAGAAAAGAGATACAGGCATGGGCATGTGACCCTCTGTCTGTATCCCTTTGTTATTGAGATAATCTTCGATGATATGATGAAGCGAAGTTCCACGAGCAGCTGCTGTGCGACTCACGCGATTTGCTTCCTCTTCGCCTACACGTCGCCTCCATTCCATCAAACCTTCCTTCTTACCAGGAAGTTTGCCTAGAGCACTGGTGACAGACTCATATTCTAAATCACTGTTAGGAATAGTGTATCTTCGACCTTCATCCGTATCAATTCTATTCAGTTTTATAGGAGGAAATCGTTCCTCATGTAAAAATTCTATAGTCAAACTTTGCAATGATATAATCCTTCACTAACTTACTTCTAACAATATCATCTTCTTCGAACTCAATGCTATGAATGTCTGGCAACTCTCTAAGAATTTTCATAAACTGTATAATTCCAGTCTTTTCCCTCTGCCTCTCTAAATCGCACTGTCTATAATCACCGCAGAAGATAACCTTACTGTTATCTCCTATTCTTGTCATGATACTATCTAGTTCACCGAAATCCATGTTCTGGGACTCATCCACAATAACGATACTATCACTAAGAGTAATCCCGCGTATGAAAGAAGTCGATATGAACTCAACCATGTTACGACCCTTAAGATAGTCATACGCATCGCCTCGACCAAAGAGTTCAGTGAAGATATTATAGTATGGTAATTCATATGCTTTTTGTTTTTCTTTTTGATTTCCTGGGAGAAATCCCATGTCTCTTGTTGGTACAACTGACCGAACCAAAACAATTTTTTGCTTAGTAGTGTTTGTCTCCAAAAGTTCGCGAAGAGCAAGATATAGACTGATGAAAGTTTTTCCTGTTCCTGCTATACCATGTAGGAGTAGATTGTTTCCATTCACATAAGAGGCAAAAGTTTTCTGTTGATTTTTTGTCTTAGGTTGAATAGATTCTAACTGCAAGTTTGTTTTTTGTTTTTGTCTTTTTCCTTTTTGCTTTTTTGTTTTTCTATGAAATTTAAATTCTTCTTCAAAATAAGCAATATTGTTTTGCATTCGGCACCTTTCTGGTTACATCATGAAATGCCTGCTGCTGCTCTCTTACTCCTCCATTTTTCTACAGCTTCACGAGTCTTGACAGCCTTCACAGACTTATCACCATATCGATTACCCAATGTAGTTCCCGGATGCGCTTCTGCCATACGAGCGAGGTTTTCTCTCCAACCATCGTCGTTACGCATAGAACGCATACCATCAGCTGAGCGAACGATATTGATTTGAGTAAGGGTTTGTTTGATATGTGGGTGGTCAGCCAAAAACGCTTGCTTCTCCGAGTAAGACATCATCTCCTCGAACTCTACGTCATTTTCTTCATCAATAAAACTATACGTTGGCATTATACCTCCACGTTTTTATTTATTATTATGCAACTTTATACCAGTCTGGTGGAGTGCGATTTGTCCATTTTGCGAAACTCTTTTTTGCTACATTGTAGTAGTTACGATAGGACTGTACTGCATTTCCTTCTACAATACATTCAGGATAGTGCTGCATAGCAATCGCGTAAGGAGTTTCTCCAATCCTTTTATTAATATTGCGGGGCAGTTTCCGTAGATATGAACCTATTTCTGTTTCTCGATTAAACGCGCCGTGTTTCTTACCATATCGGCGAGTGTATTCTTTTGCCATTTCTGCATAATGAGCATAGTGCCAAATATAGTTAGAAGCAGACTGCATTGTCCAAACAGTACAAGGATGACCCATATGGACTGCTTTCATTAGGATATTCTCGCGGTCATCATTTAACTTCCAATACTTTACCATGCGTTTACCAGACTTCGATGGGCGCATTTCCATCTCACCGTCAAGCATACGATGTGCGGTTGATAACATCTGTGCTGATTCAGTAACCATCTTCACAATATGCTTATCGCACAACATGTGAGCCGCTGCTACAGGATTTTCATCAACAATAAAGATATTCACTTTCGCTTACTCCAAACTTCCTCGAAACCATCTTCATGATAATAACCTTCGTCATTATACCACATTCTAACAAAATAAGAGTCGTACATATTTTGTACAGCATCGTCTTTCCAGGTCTTAGGAATCAAACGACCTTTTACCATCCACATAAGAAGATTCGCTTCTTTATCGTTTTTATTCACTGACGTACTTCTTCGTTCCGCTAAAAACTTCATCAAAACCATTCGGCATGCGTCGAATCTCAATGATATTATCGCTTTCTAAATCTCTTAAAACCGTCTCAACGAGTTCTTCTATGTTCCAACGAATCTTAGAACGAATATAGAAAATGCCGCTGTAAAAAGAAATACCAGCGAGAGCGATGAGACCAAAGAATATTGCGTAATTCATTTTAGTACCTTACTATGTTTGAGTGAGAATGTCAATAGTTTTTTATGATAAAAAATATCTCATATCTTTATTACCATTATTGTAAAAATCATAACTTTTTTCAGTCATATAACCTATTAGATATAAAATGTACCTATTTTCTTCGCCTATGTTTGCAGTTCCGTGTGGCATATGAATCCAATCCCACGTAAAACAATCGCCTTGTTTCCAGTGACTATATGTTGTATTTCCAATAGCCCATATATGTCCCGGCTTCCAATCTTCTAAAAATATTATGAATTTTCTAATCTTAGTAAAATTAAAATCTAATTCTGTTAATGTATTCTTATAAAAGTCATAATGTAATGGTATAACATTTCCGGGATATTGTACGTTAATATTTTTGGGATGGGCGTATTGTTTTGGTAAGGTTTGTTTGATGTTTTCATCATATTGCATCCCAATATATGAGTAAATTTTTTCAGCTTCTTCATTAAGATCGAACATAGTGACCGTATTCTTTTCTGGAATATGCCCACTTAATGTAAATGTGTGTTTAATAATACTATCAAAATCTATTCCTTCAAACCTTCCCATTCTGTCGATTACGCAATCTAATGGATCTGGACCAAACCTCGTTTCGTCGTAATTACTATAAGACTTAACTCTATTCCATATATTATTCTTGCGCGTTTCTTGGACAGACCAACCTCTCGGCGAAGTTCCAGGATGTGGGTTTTGACCATTTCTAAAACCGATTATTTTTTCACGCCATTCGTTTTCTTTTTTTATTAAATCTTTTTGTTTTTTTTCCCATTCTTCATCTGATAACATTTTGATTAATTTTTTACTCATGATCAATCCCTAATAAAACTTGTTTGATCTTCATTTAAAACATATCTAGAATCTTTATTGCCACGATTATAAAAATCATAACTCTGTTCAGTCATGATACCCGTTAAAAAAACGCTATATCTTGTTTGGTGGCTTAAATTCACAGTTGCATGAGGAATATGCATCCAATCAAATTTAAAACATTCACCCGCTCTCCAATGAGTGAAGTTTCGATTACCTAAGACCCAAACTTGCCCTGGAACCCAATCTTTCAAAAAAATAACAAATCTACCCATTCGTTCAGGTTCCCATGCAAGTTCTCTCAAACCATCGCGCATTGATTCCCAGAAAACACCACTTCCCGGACATAAATCGCGATGCATCGCCAGCATCTGATTTCTTTCTTGGAGGTGTATAAGTTTGGTTGGAATGTATTTGATTTTATCATAATCTAAAGATATAAAATTAGAGATTGCTTCACAAACTGTTCCCAGTGGACTTATATCAAACATTTCTCTTCGATGCATTTTATGAACAGGACGTATATCATCAGGTTTTATAACTGTTTCCATACCACCACGATATTTTTCAGCATTGTTTATATCTTCTGTAAAGTCAGCATCGAAGATTCCTAGTCTATCAATAACATCATCAATAGGATCTGGACCAAACCTCGTTTCGTCGTAATTACTAAAATCTTTTTTTAATTCTGCTCCTATTTCTAAGTTCCAAACATCGCTATCAGGATGATACCTTTCTTTTTTAATTTTTACCCATTCATTGTTTGGAATGATAGTGGGCATAGTTTTGATCATTATTGTTAATCCTGAAACTGAAGTTACAAAAAACTAAAATCTTTACAAAAGAAATTTTTGACTTGGGGAGTATATACACCTCTTTTAATAAGATCAGAAGGAAAATAAAAATTGAAGTTCACGTTTCTGTATTTTTCCGCAGCCCATCCAATAAAGTGTAACCGATTACGGCAATCAGACATTGATGCTGCGGTATCTGCTGTATAACAAGCGCTGCCTTTGTATAAATTTGACAAAGCAGTTGTTTTGTCAACCAGTAGTGAATCAAACCCTAAAATATGTAAATCAGTATGCCCCATTTTTATAGCCTCAAACATAGCATTCATTCCTGCATTTGAACGAGGTCTTTTTAAATCCCACTCTTTATTTACAGCCTTACCCCAATGCAATTCAACAGGCTCCCATTTTTCATCTTCAGGAGGATTGATAAATCTACTCGATGGAAAATCTGATGATTCAATCTCAGTGATAATTGGATCATCAATCGCTACTAGATAATCAGGTAAAACGTATTTTGGATTGGAAATCTGAAAGTCACGATATAGTGCATTACAACCAAAGACAACACCCTTACCTTTGAGAATCATCAGGTCGAAACTTTTACGAGACTCACCGTTGCCGATTATGAAGGCCTTCTTCATCGATTTCATTATAAAACCTTTCTGTCTTATCAACCTTCTTAATAAACTTAGGATTCTGTTTAACTATTTTCTTTCTAGATTTGCCGCCTCTGTTTTCAAATCGAGTGGGATCATCATCCCAAACATTCTTCTCGCGACGATACGTCTTACCCATGACTTAATTATTTACTCCTTTGTATGTATTAAAGAAAAAAATCTGAAATAATCTACCATCTTGTATATTACTACCAAAATAATCTAAACTTGCGTGAAACAATCTACCTTTGTACAATATAAGTCTATTATACTTATTTGCAATTCTATCAACTAAATCCCATTTTGTATAATCATAACTCTCATGATTTGAACCCAATGACTTCCATTCATTCGTGTACTTATGCCTAAAAAAACCTGTACCGCCTGTATGGGGAGCATTTGGAGTTAGATAACAAACTCCTGCCCATTCGAACGAGTCCGCATGAATCCAAGTTCTATCATTTGATGTAGCATATTGAAATTTACCGCAATCTGAATTTTCTGATGCATTCCAATCTATATGACCAATACCTGACATAATATTATTTAAATTAGTTCTCACAAAAGTAGGCAAATACTGTGCTGATCTTTGTCCCGGATAATCATAATCTTTATCACCAGATTTTTCATGACCATACTGTTGGTTCAATGCCAGATTTCGTATTGCATCAGGATCATCATAAAAATTATCTACACAAAGAAAATCTATTTCCATGTCGAAGCCAATGCTGGCCAAGCCTCTTCAAAAAGTTTACGAGTAATGCCCTTGTAAGGCATCTTCTTTTCTTTAATCGATAAAACTAACTTCGCATCATCAGGATCTAGCATTTCTAGAAACTGAACAAATTGATTCTCTCTTTGAAATGGGCGAAGATTCTTATACGGTCCATTTACCAGGAAAATAGAAAACTTCCTGAGATTCGCATATAGCACGCCTTGAGCATCCATCTCTTTTGCTTGTGGCTTATATGGAGGTGCACCTTCTGGTAAATTAAATACCAAATTTGGATTGAAGCACAAATCTACAATATTTTCCAAAGCCAAATTATGATCCTTGCGCAACACATCAACTTGTTCCTTGCGCGAAGAAATCTTTGACACTCTCTCTAATAGTTCAGCAACACCTTCTTTGTATGCCATTTATTTACCTTTCACTCTTTAACTTATCTACTTCTTCTCTTAATTTTTCGATGCGCATGTACGCATCTTTTAAGTTTTTTTGAAGTTCTCTCACGTTTAGTTTTAGTATAGCGATTTCATCATCAGAATTCATGTATCACATCCATAAGATTTTTCAGTTTTTTCTCGATAAAGTAAGGAAATAACTTCTCCCTACCATTTGATTTATAATTTTGATAACTTTGAACTACCTCTTTCTGTATGTGTTCAGGAACATAATCTAAATCAATGATCTGTTGATTGCGCTTATAGTTCCGCAACATTTCATTATCACAAAACTGTTCAGGTTCCAATCCATTCCAAGCATCAATCTTCTTCGCCGCCAAAGGTTTCTGCCGACCGCCATTAATAAAAACATCGTCTTTAGTTAAAAAGTTAGGAACACCATCGCCGCGATCACCTCGTAGAATATGTTCGTGAATAAACCTAGCAGGATTGCTGCAGTTGACAAACTTCTTTTGCATAGGGCTGAACTGTTCGACGTTTGCATATTTTTGCAACTGAACAAAATCTTTGTCTGATGATAGAATCAGAATAGGTTCTGAGTTCTCACTCTTTACACCAAGTTGTCCATACTCATGACAAAGAGAAGCAATGATGTCATCAGCTTCTGATCTTTCAATTCGAATAACCTTATAGGGAAAGGTATTCATAAGTTCGTCGCGAATGTTATTCAGAACTGTAAAGATTGTATTCCAATCTAGATCAGATGCTTCGCGATCCTTCTTACGATTCATTTTGTAATAAGGAAAGATATCCCTGCGCCAATAGTTCTTATCATCGCAGCAGATTACCATTTCACCATACTTAGCACCAAACTTCTTCTTATACATGCGAAGAGAGTTTAATACCATATGACGAACAAGGTCTTCCTCAATCGTTACATTCTTACCACCAATCTGCATCATAAGATTGGAGATCATTACCTGATTTAAGTCAACGAGTATCATGTTACTAACACATTTTTTATAGTCTATTATTTACTATATTATATATTGTAAAAAAAGTAAATAGATTTATGCTGAGTCATCTTCTTCTGGAAACAAATCTTCTTCAAGTGTTCCGACAAGTTCATCAAAGATATATTTGAACTCATGTTCTATATTCAACGACTCACACATAGTATACTTTAACAGTTCAATGGCTGTTGCATACTGAGTTATAAAAACGTCATCGGTAATGTCAAACCCATGAAATGCCATCTTATTCAAAAGTTGCGTCGCATAATGATTCATTATCTCATCAACATACTTACGTTTGTTTTCTTCTGCTTCCACTTGAACTTCTGCTTCAAGTTCAGCACTGACCTGAGCAGTAGGAAACTGTATAATATTATTCGATGTCATCTTACTACCTTCAGAAGTATAGTATCACCATTGATTCGACCAGTAGGATTGGAAGCAGTGGTCTTCACTTCATCCATTAATTTTCTCAATACGATTTTACCCCCAGTCAATACACGATTGAGAACTTCTTGTGGTTTACGAATCTTTTTCGTCGCAGAGTTATCAGGATCAAATCCCTGAAGAGTAGTGCCCTTCATCGAAAAACCAGCAGGTCCCATAGTATTATACTGAGTCAATGTTCGATACTTTACATTGAATACCCACAACTGGCTGGCACCAATGATATCAGCAGGATTTACACTGACTACCTTATACTCAGAGGATTCAGCAAGATACTTTATCTTAGAAACCTGTTTTGATACGGTAACAGTCTTTTTCTTTCGTGACTTACGGACAGTCTTCTGATTTGATGACCACTTCTTTGCATCAGTTACGATATTTGAAAGAAACTCGATATACCGATTCATCTCAGTTTTCTTGAGATAAGAGTAGTTCTCTACAAGGTCTTGATCCTTTCCTTGTTGTGCTTCCTGAACTTCTTTTAGAATTGGCGAGTAAAATGCAAAGATGGCTTGAGCATGTTGTGACTTGAGTTGTTTTTTCTCAAGCCATTCGTACATGTTAAAATCAATCTTACACTTGTTATCTAGAAACTCGTCCAACTTATATTCAAGTTCGGCGAGATATTCATTAGTCTTTTCTTTGATGCGATCTTGAATCGTGATCACAGGAACATTCTTCCTTGCTCGCTGAATCTTTTTCTCAGACTTTACTTTGTTTAACAAACCATTAATCGTGTTATTGAAATGGTCGCGACTACTCTTAGGTAACTTACAACCGAGCGTTTGCATACGCGCAAGATAGCAAATCGATCCTGGTATCTCAGAATCTTTTATCTTCTTCAGTGAAGTTAACTCGCGTTTGTCACGCGGGTAGTTCTTATGAAGGAGTTTGATTCTATCCTTGTAGGAATAGAAATAGTTATACCAATTATAGGCAAGGCGAAGTTCATCGACAGTAGCTTCTTGATCAACTTCCCATGAGGGTTCTGCGCCAAGATACTTCTCGTCAACGTTCTTAGGTGTTCTTACAACAGTCTTTTTCTTTCTAGGTTTTATTTTCATGTCATCCACTCTAGTTATGTATATATTCTAACCTGAGAGAAAAAATAAGTAAACCTAAAAAAAAGTGTTATATTTCAATGACTTAATCAAAAAGCATAGCTAACGTAAAACGATACTTGGGACCAATGGGTGACTGTGGACGTATGGTATGAGGTATTTGCCCATCAAACATGATTAATCTACCCGGTACATAAGAACTACAAAATTGAACTGTTCTTCGATCTTCTGAATAGAACATCGTTTCTCCATGGTATCCATCCGCCCAATCTGTATTAGCGTAATATAAAAGAACTTTTTTTTCTGGATGAGTATGAACGAAATTTGCTTCTGTAGGAAATGATAGATTGAGAACGTTTTTTGTATTTACCATTCCACTTAATGCATTCACGATATAAGGAATTTTTTGCAAATGTTCAACAATTCCAAGTTTTTCTAGATCTCCATCTATAAATGGAGAGTGAATGAATTCGTCTTCTTTAGCAAAATTCCTATCACCGCCATCCGCCCAACCAATGGAAAAGTTGCTTTTTTTGCAAAAAGAATATGCGTTAAGAACAAATCCAAACGGAAATATACCGTCGAAGACGTCTAAACCTTTCCCCATTTCCAAGTCATAGTGTTTATGAATCATTTTTTACAACATAGAACGCAGAAACCCAGACCACTCCATGACACGATTATCCCAACCATAGAAGTTATCAGCATAAATCTTCTGAAATTTTAGTTTGTTAGCATGAGAAGGATGCCAATAATCGTTAATCACAGTCTGAAGAAGCTGAGCGAAGTGATTGGCGTGTTTATTCATGTCTTCATCCCACTGATACATTACAGCAAAATTACCACACGTTTCAGGTAATGCAGCAAGATTAGGAGCAATGATAGCGCAACCAGCACTCATCGCTTCAATCACAGAAATGCAAGAAGTTTCTGGCCAAATGTTAGGATATGCAAAAATATGAGCACGTTGTAGAGCTTCACGAACTTCGTCGTTTGAAACTGCGCCATGATAATTGATACCAGGATGATTCTTACACTTTTCGAATACCTGTTCGTAAGGTTCATCTCTCCATGGCCAACCATAGATGTTGAAAGAAGAATAAACGTCTAGTTCAATCTTATTCTCAAATCCATGATCCCATAGATATTCAAATACAGGAACAAGCAATTCTAAACCACGATGAGGTGTTGTGTGATAGATAAGACGTAGTGGTCCATCTTTTGGCTTTTCATGTTCAGGAAAAGGAACAATGGCATTCTTCAGTACAGCGCTCTGACTATACGGAACTCCAAGTGCCATATGATATGTTTGAAACTGATAGTTTGAGACAAATACAATTTTTTCAAACCTTTTACGCGACTCAGGATCAGTAAGATGTTGCGCTTCAGGATCATCGAACGTGTCATGACACCAGAGAATATTTTTCTTATCAGGATCCAAGTCTCTTACTCGCGAACAAATAAAATTAAACTTGTCCGCTAGTTCTGGATCCAGGCGAGAAAGAAGACCTTCTTTCATCATCTCCGTTCCGCCCTTAGCATTTACGACATCACCAGAAGAAGTAATCCCGCCTTTCTCGTCTAAACCTGTAACTGTAAACTTCATTTTCTCACCAAATAATTGTCTGAATTTGTTTCACTGAATCGACGCGAAAAGAACGCCATCCGTTATTTTCAAGGTCCCAGACAGGCACAACTGACTCTGATACACTGCGTTTGCTGTCAGATTTGCGATCCGTAGCTGGGACCAAATCATTGCGAAGAGTGCATCTCATTACTCGCTCTTCACCATTGTTCTTTGTAAATGTAACTTCTGCTACATGCTTTGATAGTAGCATTACCAATTCGTCTCTGTAATCGCGGTCCATTATTCTTCAACCACCTTTGACTTCATAATAAAACGATGTGCTGGATTACCCCAGACATCACGAGCAGAAACACGAATGAATCGCTTGTTCGTTTCGTTTGTATTTGGATTCGGAATCGTTAGCATGACATTCTTCATCTTACGCCATGCCTTCTGTTGATTCAAGGATCTCGCGAGAACATTATTACGATACTCACGACGAATCTGCTTTGTCAACGAACGATTCGTTCCAACCTCACCCTTTGAAGTATAATGTTTACCACTCCCTCGCTTACCTTTAGCCATTTTCAATCTCCATAATCAAACACAATCTCATTTTATTATATATGCACAGAAAAGTAAATAGATTTTAGTAACCATTTGGTATTATTATATAGTGAATGAATAGAACGATACCCACACTTGCACCAAGACCAATCATCATCTTCATAAAATCTCTAGTTACCAGCGGGAATACCTGTTTCATTTTCGTATTGTGAACCGTTGCAATCGCTAGTTCGCGACCTGTTAGTAGACCAACAAACACCCAAGTCGTAGACATTGGAATATTGTTAAGTTCTTTGAAGAAGTAGAGAATAACAAAATATACTAAATCAATCAATGTAGCGGATCGTATGTATTTAGTAGAGTGTTTTTCCAATACGATGTTCTGTATCTTACCTCCACGTTCTCTAAACATCCAAGCAAGACCAAGAACGAAAACGATACTAACAACAATCATCAAATCAATCGGAACTTGACGAGGTAGAAATACAGCTATGTTAGCCATATCATGACTCAACCAAGTCCACCAAAGCAACCCAGTAGTTCCCCACTGCGCTACACGCCAATATGGTCTACTCCAGTGATCGCCGATAGACTTCTTTTCATCAATGATTCGACTAATCACATGCCATAAAACATATGCGGCAATACCTGCTATCGCGTAGCCCATGATTGATTTCATGAGCATTTTTTCTAAAACGAAAGTTGAAGCGAAAGCAGAAAGAACTAAGAACGATGTTGATACAGGAACGCCGATTCTTGTAAGTACAAGTAGTATTGCTGGCGCAGCAGCGTGATACCATTGAATCTCTTGAAATGGTATCTTAGTAAGTCGCCCATATGATATATCACCACCATTGACCACCCAACCATACCATAGAGCCCATAACAATACTACAGAAGCAGAACCCCATAAAATTTTCCAGTTGAACTTCTCATTATTTGAAGCAATCCAGGTTCCAAGAGTTTGGACAGAATCGTTAGCGATTACCGAATAAGCTGCTAACAAAAATCCTATTGCCATCCAAATCGTTAATGCGTCCACATCATTCTTCCAAAAAACAGTTTTTCATTATATATTTGAAATTCATGAACGTGTAATAAAACTTTAATCTTTTTCTAAACTTTCCAATCTTTTTTCGATTTCATCAATCTTAGCTGTAATTTTGGGATACTTTTTACGCCAAGCATCTTCTGGTTGTTCTAACCAGGTTAGACCCCAACGTGCCACGAGATAATCAATAAACGCATCTACTTTGCCATAGAACCAAAGACCAATGCGAGTAGTGCTGAGATATGCAACCGCAATAGCACCAGCGATTGAACCGCCAATACCCGTGTAAAGCCACAGACGATCTGTAACCATGTTCGTTATCATTTCCCACATATTATTTTTTCCTATTCGTATTCGCACCAACCAGTTATAATATATTTTGTGTTACTAATTGGTGGGTTTCCTCTGTGTACATGAGTAAAATAAGCAGGAAACAAAACTAAAGAACCTGCTTTTGGTTTAATTCTACCCGGATAATATAAAAACTCAGTTTCTCCACCTTCATCAACATCATTAAGATATAAAATCCAAGTTAAAACTCTGACATCTGCATCTTTATGTCCACTATACTCTTCGTGCCAGACATGATAACCAGAACCAATTTCAGTTTTCTGAAATTTCATATGTTTAATTACTATACGATTATGATCAGTCAACGTTGAATATTTTTGTTCGTATACTGGCCAAACTTTATTCCAAAATCTATCATTAAAAATACCTGACGTGCCAAACGCTTTACCAGCATCTATTTCATATTTTAATGGTTTGTTTTGTTTTACATCTTCATCAGAAGCATTTTCAACGATTCCTTTTGATATACCCTTAATAATATTAGATAAATGTAGGTATTCATCGTCTTTTCTGTTTTTAATAGTTCCTTCGCCATGAAAACGATTTTGCGTCATTCCAGCATCTTCGTATAACTGATACCATGCAATCGTTTCTTTACATTCTTTCAAAGTAAAGAAATCTTCAAACAACATAATAAAATTGTCATAAGATAAAACTTCAGCGTTATTTGATTGCATTAAAATGATCCATACCAAATTATAAACATCATGAAAATAAAAATAAGAGCAAAAATCAAACTATATTTATCATTGTTATCCATTTTCCTCTCCAATTTGGCGATCCCGGTAGGACTCGAACCTACGACCCACAGCTTAGAAGGCTGTTGCTCTAATCCATCTGAGCTACGGGACCATAAGAGGGTGTCGCCGAAACGACACCCTCTCCTCTGTTATGCTACAGCGAAGTATAGAACTCCAACTGCGGCGATTGCCAATGATCCTGCATTGAGATCCGCATGCTTACCACTGATTGCCTTAATAACAACGTGAGCAATGAAACCTAATGCGATACCATACGCAATACTAAAAGTAAGCGGCATGACAATCGCTGCTAGAACCGCAGGAGCATATTCACTAACATCATCCCACTCAATGTCCTTGAGATTGCGTAGGAAATAAGTTGCAATGAATACTAATGCTGGAGCGGTTGCAAAAGCAGGAATGCTCTGCGCGAGTGGAGCAAACCACAGACACAGACCAAATAGAATGGCAACAACAACTGCTGTCAATCCTGTCCTACCGCCTTCCTTGATACCTGCACCACTTTCAATATAAGAAGTAGTGTTGCTTGTACCTACGAGAGCACCAACAGCCGTGGCGGTTGAGTCAGCGAGTAGAGCACGATCAATACCCTCTACTTCACCATTCTCATTTACCTTGCCTGTTAGATTTGCTACACTCGTAAGAGTACCAGCAGTATCAAAGAAATCTACGAAAAGAAACGCGAAAGCAGTACCAATAAATCCTGCTGTCGCAATCAAACTAAAATCTAAACTAAACGCATGCACTGGATTTGGTACAACACCAACAACACCACTAATATCAGCAACACCGAAAACCCAAGCGATGATGCTTGTAGCAAGTACGCCAATGATAATAGCACCAGGAATCTTACGCTTGTCAGCAATTGCCATTACAGCGAAACCAAGACCTGCAAGAATAACTGGCCAACTTGATACATCACCCAAACCAACAAGAGTTGCTGGGTGATCAACTACAACACCCGCATTCTTCAAACCGATAATTGCAAGGAACAAACCAATACCTGCACCAATACCGAGTTTCATACTTTGCGGAATGCTGTTAATGATATATTTTCTAGCCGGTGTTACACTTAATGCTAAAAACACAAGACCTGCAATAAAGACTGCAGCGAGTGCCTGAGAATAAGTATAACCCATACCAAAAACTACACCAAATGCGAAAAATGCATTTAGACCCATGCCCGGAGCAAGCGCAACTGGCCACTTCGCCCATAGACCCATGATAAGAGTACCGACAACTGCCGCAATAATTGTTGCGGTAAAGACAGCACCGAACTCCATACCAGTTCCTTCAGTTGACAAAATAGCGGGATTGACAACTGTAATATACGCCATTGTCAGAAATGTAGCTAATCCTGCCATCACTTCTGTTCGAATTGTACTACCCTTTTCTTCAATCGAAAAGTAGTTTTGAATTGCTTGTAACACTGTATTCTCCCTAGTTATTAATAATAGATAGTCATCGTGTTGTTTTTTATTTCTATATATACCTGATTGCCTGCACGGTCAGTAGTTATTCTCTTAATTACTATATCTTCAAACGCAAACCCTTCGAGTCTACGACCGTCTATTACTTCTACTTTCACCTCAAGACTTTTAGTTTTCGATCTTATTAGTTTTTTTTCAGCAGCAAACAAAATCTTAGAGTTTCCTGCTATAATCATTATACAAGTAATAATATGTAGTGCTATCCAAAAAG